ATCCTGCTGCGCCCATGTGTTAGCTTGGTCCTGTGTGGAAAGCTGCTGATTGATGACCTTGGTGTTCAGCGCATCCGTGACCGCTTGCCGTTCGTTCCCGTCGGCAAACTGCTCCTTGGCGAAGTCGAGCCAGTTCTGTCCCAATTCCACGTTGCGCATGGCTGCTGCGCCAATTGCCGGATCTGGTGCGGGCGCACTTCCACCTCCGCCCTTGCCGCCATAGAGGCGCGATTGACCAGCGCCAAAGCGACCACTGCGGCCACTGAATGCGTCTTCGTCTAGCTCTGGGATACCCAGTAGGTGAAATGGCTTGCTCATGTTCTATGCTCCGGCGGAATAAATCTGCAATTGGACCGAAGTAGCCCAAGCGACACTAAATCTTTCCCGCCGGGCGCGCCCATTGGGTGGTAGCCCTCTCGGACAAAACCAATATGCTCATCAAACTTCAATGCAGCCTCGTTGTCGGCTGGCACAAGCCCCGTTACACGAAGTAGGCCTAACTGTACGAATGGATAGCAAAAAGCGTGAACCAGCAATGCTTTGCTCATCCAGGCGCGGGTTCCATCGCTTGCAATGTGCATATTGCAGTCGGTTTCTCCGAAACTATCGAAAATTACAACCGCAACAATCTTGCCATCACGCTCCAGCCCAATCGTCTTGGCATCAGGCTTGAAGGAAACGCCAATCCTCTCCTGTGCCCATGGCAGGTGCTGTTCTTCCATGTTGTATAGAGGTGGTGACATAGCCGTGTATTTTACGCCTTGGGCAGTGTTGCGTTGCCAAGAATGTTCGAGATTCGCTGCAGGGTCTTGAATATGTTGTCCACGTCTGACTGCAAGGCGTTGAAATCATCCTGTGTTGGTGCTGCTGTGACTTGTTTGGACTGCAGGCTCAGGCTGGCAAGCCCACGCAATTCAGAACGGCGCACGGCTGACTGGCTCTTAGTTGTGTCGCCGCGGGTGCCGGCAATCTTTTCAACCATCTCCTTCGTCTGCTGAAGGTCGCGCTCCCATTGTGTTGCCATCAGAGAACCTCGTTCAGTTCGCGCACGGTAGACGCAAGTGTGATCTGCTCCACCTCGGCGGTGCCGTTGACTTGGATCTCCCACTCCTTGGCACGCACGCCCTTCAGGCGCTTCACATCATCCATTGATGTGATGGTGTTGATCAGCTTGCCGTCAGCGTAGACGCGTACAGATATGTATTTGGCTCCTGGAAGTGGCCGCATTTCATCCCCGCCAATGGAAAACTCGTTGACGGCTGATCCATCAATCTCGGCATTCAGTTCACCAGCAAACAGAGCGTTGTTATAGGCAAGTATGGCTGCAATGGCTGCATCGAGCGCAGCTTGGTCTTCAGTTGATAGTAGCGCACCACTTTCAATCAGAATAGCGCCAAGGCTTACCGGATCAGGCATGATCACCCGCTTGGATGTCCATGTCATGATCTCGTTGTTCTGTCCGCGCGCATCCCACTCGTAGACTGTATCGCCAATCAAGTAGAACAATGCGCCACTAGGGAGATCGTAATAAAAGGCATCAGGCCGGATGCTCGCACGCAGCACGAACGGCTGCTCGCCTGTAAGGTCGATGATGCGAGTTCCCTCGGAGACACTTCCATCGGAATCAAAGTATTTGTAGCTTGCGAAGTAGCGTCCTGCATACTGGCCAGCCACAAGCGAGGCAGGGGAAATCTTCTGCCACTTCGGGCGTGTGAATAGGGCACTGGTTGCCACCGATGCGCCTCCATTTGCAACCACCACCAAGCCATCATTGGATGGGTAGGCAACCGAGTAGCCAAGATCGACGATGCCACGGCCATTGATGCACGGAAAGTTCACCTCGATTTTCTCTTCAACCATGTTCTCGGGTGCAGTTCCGCTGGCCACGTATGGATAACCCTGAGTGCCTGCCACCACTGTTGAGGCGTAGCTTCCAAGTCCTACGATTGGGTAGGCGGCAGTAAGTCGGTACTTTTCAGGCCATGCGTGCGGCTTGTATGGCTCGCAGAAGCAAAGCTGTTTTCCACTGAATCCTGCCATCATGCCGTTTGGCATGGCAATCAGTCCAGATAGGTCCGCCGGCGGTTGGTTGTAGTTGCGTGATGGGAGAACTTCTTGGAAGTCTGTAGGGCTATGTGTGTCCACATAGTTCGATGTGCTGGCCGCACGCTCTTCGATCAGGAATAGGTCTGTTCCGTTCTGGCTTGAGCTCTGCGAACGGTATATGCGCTGACGGTTGATGCCTCGACCTGAAGGGGTTGCTTGGAAGCCAGACAGTGTAACGGTTAGGCCAGACTGCCAAAGCACATCGGCGCTGATAGGGCAGGGCTCGCTTTCCTCATCAAACTCAGTCACCCAGGTGTAGACGTAGAGCCGTGTTGTTACATCTCCAGAACCAATACCACCAAGCGATGCAGAAAGGGCTACGGTCGGTAATGGTACGGCTAGATCATAGATCGTTGAGCCAATCCGCATCTTTGGCGTTCCGTCGCCAGTGTAGTACAGGCGGTCAGTTGCCACTGGGCCAGGTACGGCATTGACAGGAATTAGCCAATAAAGCCAGTCATTCCCGAATTTGTAGATCGTCTGAATGTCAGTGATGCCGGTAAATGTATGCTCCATCCTCGACTTACGAATTGGAGTCAGGCCTCCGTCATCCAGTCGCACGTTTTCCGCGTATTGCGATCCAGTGTCTGGAAGCAGGCGAGAAAGCAGGCGGGGAATCTCGCCTGAGAACTGGGCTAGTCGGAGTTTCGCCACGTTAAGCCTTGATTTCGGTGATGGTCAGCGTAGAAATGATTGTTCCGCCAAGGTTGATGTTTTGATGCGTGGCGTTGAGCGTACAAGATCCGGTGTTGTTGCCGACACGGACTGTGAATGTTGTAGCTGCAGTGCTGCCAGCAGGGATGCGGAACCGCACAAGCGCAAGTCCACTTGTAAGGTGGTTTCCTCCACCGTTCATGCCGCCAACTACACCGCTTGATACCGCGTTTGCGCCACCATCGCGGAACACTGCCGCGATGATCGAATCCCCGACGTTGGTTAGCTCTGATGCTGTGATTGTGGCCTCAACAAGCAAATAGTTTTCCGCTGCGGTTGGCGTGATGGAGGCGGAAAGTACCTGTGTACCTTCTGTCACTTGTGGGATTGTGTTGTCTGCAGGAATAACGGTCGAAATAACAGTGTTCGCAGAATTCTCGGCATAGGCTACTTGCACCGTATCGCCGGGGAGCTTCAGCGCGGCGGCGGCCAAAGCGGCTGCGGAAACAGCGTCCAATTCGTCCTGCGTCGCCACGTCGGCGTCAGCCATCGATGCTGGTACTTTAGTCAATGGCATACACGCCTTTCAGTTATTAGTTGGTCTATTATGGCTTCACTTGCGCTCAAGCGAGTTGATTCGGGCTTCAAAGCGAGCTTCAGTTAGTGTGATTTGCTGTATCTCTGCATGAATTTTTTGCAAGTCTGAGAACACGTACCCAGCCACACCAAGCAAGGCTACCTGTGCCGTCCCAAGCGCCCATGCCAGCACGCGCCAGGCTCCCCGCCCTTGGTTGAGTAGCTGGGCGTCTGCTTCAGCCTTGGCCTCAAAGGCAGACAGGTGGTTGTCCAGCTTGTCGGCAACTTCGCGCGTGGCCTCGGTGTTGGCCACCATTGAAGCGTTGATGCTGTTCAGGATAATGAGAAACGCCCGCTGCTTTGGGTCATTCTCACTGGAGATCAGGGCTTCAATGTCACCTACCCTGTTATCGGTGCTGCGTCGGCTGTATGGGTTCATATCTCAGGAGTTGGTTAGGTTGTTTAAGTGATGGCGCGAGATTTTAGTAGTTGAAGTATTGTTGTAAACTTCTCTATGAAATCATTTTGATATGCCTGCCAGTAGGCGATACCCGATTGACCTTTTTTGCAATCTCAACAAATAGCCAGTAGTCTGGGTGATCGGCGTTTTCGGGACTGCACAACCGCTCCAATGTTTGACTGATAGTGACTTCGCCCTCATGCGGCCAACCAGCTACTAGCGCCCAAGCAGTGTGTGCCAAAACAATGTCTAGGAGCCACGCAACTACTGCCGCAACAATGTGTAGTGGGTTCATGCTTTTAGCGTCAGCGGCCTTGAGTGCGTACGGCAGGAGAACTAGAAATATGAATGTCATATCTGTGCCCGCAGCGCGGCTGCCTGCGCTTCGACTGCAAAGACTTTGGCAACACCTGGGATGACAGTCATATCAACCGCACCACCGCTGATAGTTTTGAATGCTTCAGCCATCAGCATGACTGTTTCCCGTAAGTTGCGCTGGGTCAGCATGTTGGCTGCGTCAAGCTGTGCAAGCTGGTCTTGAACCGTTGGTGGTGGGGGTACGGGCTTGAGTGCTTCTACTTCTTCGGCTGTGATTGGCACCGAGCCATGCGGGAGCAGGTGGGCAAACTCAGGCTCGATGAAGTGAAGGGAATTGTCGGGGGATTTGTAGAACATGATTTATCCTTTAGCGGAGCTCTGTCCAGTTTGCCAAAGTCGTACCAGCGACAACGTAGCTCTGGTTTGGTGGGACAATAAAACCGAAAACGTTTTGCGCTCCTGCGACGTTGTTGCCTGATGTTGCTGCGACAACTCCACCAACGGTAGCGGTACAAGTTCCGTTTCCGCTAAGTTGAACATTCACAGCTATGGGTCGTCCGGTGTTGTTGTAATAAGTTGTGCCGACAACTCGCGCAGACCCAACTGCTAAAACTTGCCAAGTCTGCCCGTACCCAAGCGAAGACATTGCAGTCAGAGCCTGACCACCAACACCCTGCACCGTACTTGGTGCAGTAGCCCATGTGCCTGCCGTGGCTTGTGTGGATTCAACGTAACCAAGCACCCTGTAAGCCACTGAGGTTCGCGCTGTTGTGCTGTAGACAACACTGGAAGAGGTGGCTGCTGCACTGATTGCCGTAGTGCTAATCAAGCCAGTCTCAGTAAGGTCGTTACCGCCAGCGATATTCACCACTGCCAGTTCAATCGTGCCTGCGTTGTTCAGTGCGAGAACGACAAGGCGGGATTGCTGCGCTGAGACTGTGCCAAGCGTTGCAGAGGAAGGGACTACTAAGTTTGAAGGTGTTCCAGTTACAGTAGTGACTGTCCCAGAACCAAGGGTTGTACTACGGAATGCAAGGCTGATTGCTGCCTGTGAAATTGTCAGTGCGTTGGCAGCTACTGAGGCAGAGAATGCGTTGATTTGTGGAGATGCTGCAGAAGGCTGCACAGAGCCATCAGCAAACGTCAGGCCAGTATCGGATAGTGATGTGGTCATTTATGCGACCCTCGTAATGGTGAATTGATTGGCAGTTCCAGTCGAAAGTGCAGCACCATCTGTGTGGGAGCGAATGACAGAACCGGATGTCAGATACCCTGTCCATGCTACTGGTGTAATCCCTGCCGCAGTAGTTGAATACCCCATCACAAGCATCTCATTTGCAGAAATACTTGTGATAGCCGTGGCTGGTGTTGCCGTGCTTAGACTTATCCCCGCCCACCCTGCTACATTGAGTTGCGGCGTGTGGCTTATTGCATAAACGCCATTGGTGTTGACCGTGAAAGAACCACCAAGAGTTGCGCTATCGGCATAGATAATGTCAGTGCCTTGGTTGGTTATTACGTTAGTAAATCGTGCAATCTTGGTATTTGTACTGCCGTAGCCATTTGCAGTATTCACCCGCACCATGCTCACTGTGTTAGGTGTGGTAATTGAAGGAGTCTTCAAAAACGTAGGAGTACCATCAGCAGCGAAACTAGCTGCCAATACCTGACTAGCTGGGTTGTTGCCTGTCCATAGTTCCAGCACACCATCCCCAACAGAGGGGTCTAAAATTGTGCCACTTGAGCTAGTGGCTGCGCGTAATTTTGTAGTCATTGTGTGTCCTTAGCGGTAAACAACGACGTAAACCCGAGAAGGATTTACTGCACCTGTTGTTGGAATAGTTGTGTAAAGGCTGACTGAGCCAGCAACAATACTGGTTGTGTTCACGAAGCCAGCATTAGCGCCACCGCTGTTTTGATTGAACGTAATAAATGCCGCCCATGATGTATCAGGCATTGCCGTTGTGAAGTTCACTGTGTAGTCTCCTGTCGCGTTGCGGGTAACGGTAGATACGTTTCCGCCCGATATGGGAGCGTTTGTGCCTGCTAACCCACCATCAAATACGCACCAAGCCCGTGCCCCGTAAATAGGGGCCGAGCCGGTCTGCGCCCCGCTTAACTCAGCAGCAGTCACCGTAGCATCGGGCAACCCACCTGCTACTAGGCCTGTGATTGTTCCATCGCCTGAAATTGTCATTGTCATGTTCGTGTCCTAAAGAATGACGAGGCGTTTGCCTGAGTCAACAGTCAACGTCTTCCCCGTGGCAACTGTGATTGGGCCTACTGTGTGAGAGTTCTTTGTAATGACGTGGCTGTTGTTTACAACTTGGTCGTTCTCATAGAATACCCTATCACCACCAGACCCAGTGGCTCCACCAACATTTAGGAGTGGGTCCAGCTTGGCCGCTGTAACTGCTCCGTCACCCAATTTTGCCGTAGTCACAGTTCCGTCGCTTGGCACACCAATAGCTAGTGGCTGGGACCATAGAACTTCAACAGAGACGCCGACACCAACTGATCCGCCAAGCGTAAGGCTGGTGCCAGACAGTGTGTAGGTCGATTTCTGCTGGTAGACGCCACCAACGAAGACATCGGTGTTGTTCTTTGAGCCTGGATCGCCAGACAGTGTGAATGGTCCAGGCGATCCGGCTCCAACGAAGCTCTCTGCAACCTTGTTCGATGCAGAAGCACTGGTTATTGCCGTCCATACGTTTGCCACAAGGTCGGCTACCAGCCACACACACTGGTACTGGGCCGTCAAAGCATAGGTATTCAGTCCATTGATCGTGTTTGTTCCAGAGCGTGTCACCGTGACGGTATTGGTGTCCCCGGTGCTCTTGTTGACCTGCACCTCGAAACTTGCCGTTAGCGTGCTGATTTGCGGCAAGGTGATCGTGATGTTTCCAGCAGTCGTATCGGCCTTGATAAGTGAACAGACATCAGCTTCTGTAATCGTGTAGTTTGCCGTTTTAGTGACAGTGTTAAGGAATGCAGCCGCATCCAATCTGTCAAGCTCTGAAGCCAAAGACCCAGCCGTCATTCGCAGCTCTATCTTGTCACCTGCATTGAATGAGAATGCAGTCTGTATGCCACCAACTGATTCAACGGCCCGAACGATAGTAAGTGTGTCGGCTGACCTCGCTGTTACCTTAACTACCTCCTTGGTACCATCAGATTTCACCAGTGTGGAAAAGAACACTTGGTTTCCACTTATTGCTGGAAACTTAGCTCCATCACCTGGTACAAGCGTAGCAGTCAACCCAACTGCAGACAAGTTTGCAGCAAGGATTGATGTTGCGTTGTTGGCGAATTGAATGAGTCTGGTCATGCTTTGTCTCAGTAAAATGATGGACTTGTGCGCTTGCGTGCGTTCTGCTGCCCAACTGTACTCTTGATCGACAAGGCATCCAGCTTCGACATGAATCTGGTGGTGTAGTACGTGGCCAGCTCAGGGTTGCTGTAGGACTGGCCTGGCACGGTCAATAGCCGGCCCAGCGCGCCCCAGCCGATGCACTCGGCGTAGTTGGCCAGAAAATCAGGCAGGGTAAGCGTGGATTGGCTTGGCTTCAGGCGCAGGCACAAATATAAAGAGCCGTCGGCGTAGGGTGCCGGTGCAAGTGTCAGCGTGTCCTGCTCTATCTGGCTGATGTACTGAGGCAGTCCGGTTCCAACGTCACCAGTGCGCCAGCCCGGCAGAATGTCGTCAAGGTCGCGTGTGCCCTTTGGCGTCAGTTCATTGCCATCGAATAGCGCAACTTCAATGTCTTGAACGGCAGAGCCTACAGGAGTAACGATGGTGCTGGTCGCTGGGTTTACGGCCAGTACAGCCGTAGTGCTCTCGTACTTCCAGAGTTTGGTGCGTTCGCAAAACTCAATGGCAGCACTGCGCAGCGCCTTGAATGCGGTGGTGTCCGGTACGCCCGGCGCCCAAGGCCGAACTTCAGGCAGGAATGAATCGAGCGAGCTCATACGCTGTTACCTGGTTGGTTTGGTGAGTTGGCGCTTTGCCCCTGCTGTGTCTGGCCTAGTGCGTCGTTGAATGCGCCATAGAAGGCTGCGGCCTCGGCAGCATTGGCATACTCGCTGTCTTTGCTCTTGGCGCGGAAGCAGGCGTAGTTCACTACTGCGTCAAGATACTCAAGCGCAATGTCAAGATTGTCGGTAGTTGCCGTGATTGCAGTAGGAATGGCAGCGTAGGAGCCCATGATCTTTGTCCCTGCAATTGCAGGCGGTGTGACAAAGAAATTCTTGGGCGTGCGGTCGTCATATGTGAACTGGCTGATCTCAGCGCTCTGTGTGGCGGAGTGCCAGTACAGGTCATGGTCGTCGATGTTCTGTCTATCGGTTCGGCGGATAGAGCGCCCAGGTGTCAGGCCATCCGAGCCCATGTTCCGAATGATATCCAGAAGCTGGGTGCCATCGGAGGGGATGGACTGGTATGTGCCTGCCACAAGTGTGAAGTTGGCGATCTTGGAGCACGCCACTGGTCGGCGTGTCAGTATCGCCATTCGGCTGTCGTTCACCCAGCGGAGTAGTTCCGCATCAGTCCAGCGGGCATCATCGTCCGAGCGCTCCTTATCCAGAAGCAGGTCAGTAACGCGATCAATGATGTCTTGGACTGGTATCATGGGTTTTACTCAGCCAGTGCTGCCTTGATGCTTTCGGCGGTCATGCGGTAGTGCGGTGCCTTGCCAAACTTGGCCTTGTACTCAGCGGATAGGGCTTCTCTGTCATCAGCCTTGCTCACGGTTCCCGCATCTTCCTCTTCTGCGAGCTCGTCCAGTGCAATGTCGATCTTGGCATTGCGCTCTTCTTCTTCGAGCTCGTTCCACTCTTCAGCGGTCAGCTTCGACGATTCAAAGGCGCGCAAAACTACGTCGCCTAGCTGGTATGTCTTGCCACCGATCTCGTAGCTGGATTCGTGCGCAGAGCTACCGTACAGCGTGCGTGCGACAACTGAGTCCTGACGGCGCAGGTCAGCCTTGTCGTTCACAACGGGTAGACCCAGCTTGGCGGGCTTGCCGACGGGGCTCAATTCACCGCGGTACAGCTTGTAGCCTTCACTCAGCCCAAGGAATCGGTCTTGATGTTTGGGTTCTTCAACGTCTGCAACATGGCAGCCATCGGAAAGTGGTTCAAAGTGGTACTCGATACCATCAATGTCAACACGGGAGCCGCCTTCGCGGTGGGTAATACACTCAATATTCATCGTTGTTCTCCAATTGGCTCAAAAAAAGGGGATAGCGTTCAAACCATCCCCTTCCAATATTAACCCAATGGGCTATTACTGAGCGCGCATTTCAACGATCAGGCGAACCTTGCCGGTGGTGGTGCTGGCCTGAGTTGCGGCTGCAGCCTGGATCTTCACGCCAATAGAGCGGTCAGCCTGGGTTGCAGCAACACGGAAGCCTGCGCTCTTTGTCATGCGAGAAATACCACCGGTGCGGATGGTTGTGTCTGCAGCAAAGAATTCATTGCTCATGGTGCGTGCGCTAATCACGTCGCCGGGCGTGCCGGACAAGATGCCAACGTCGAGCGCCATCAAAGGTGTGCCATTGCTGTCGAGGTCATCGGTATCGATGATCATGTCAGAAACAACGTGGTTTGCAGGCAAGGTGCCGATGTCGATGATGTCGTTGAGTGCAAAAGTCACGCCCTTGAATGGGGCGATGGACAAGTCGATCTCGTAGATGTTCTGGATCAAATCACCAGAGCAATCAGCGTTGACAGTGTTTCCGTTACCACCTGGGTCGGACCATTTAGATGCGTATGTAGCCATATCAGTTCTCCAATAAAAAGGAATTAAGCGAAGTGGGCTCCATCTCAGGAGCCCTCATTCAGCTTAGGGGTTGGGATCAGCAGCGGCTGTGTCGATGGACAAGACACCGAAGTCGCGTCCGTTGAACACGGTCTTCTTGATGCCGCCAATGAAGCCGGATGCCACGGTTGGCTCGTTGCCGTAGTCCTTGGTGTTCTCTTCCCAAGAGTAACGCAGGCCACCGGACGTACCGTAGGCAACCACTGCAGCCTGACGGCCCATGAACAAAGC